GCTATGCCTTATCCTACACCCCCGACTCCGGAATCCCCTGATGATGTACAGGCTCAGGAGGATCTCTACCGCCTCATGAACCAGGGCTCCGTGACCGGCGATGCTTCGGGCTCTGCCGGCCCCGGAACGGGCGGGCCGCAAGGCGGAAGTGACGCCGACCTTGCGACCCAGCTCGCCCACTGGAAGGAAATGGCTCGCAAGAATGAAGCGCGGGCTAAAGAAAATGCCGACAAGGCCAAGCAATTCGATACCCTTCAGGATGCTCAGAAGTCTGAGCTCCAGAAGGCGAACGAGCGAGCCGAGCGAGCCGAGCGGGCCGCCGCTGAGGCGCAGACGGAACGTCTGCGCATATCGGCGGGCGCTAAGTACCTCCTGCCTCCAGAGCTTCTGCCGTTCCTTACAGGGAAGACAGAAGATGAGATCGAGGCCCAGGCGAAAAGCCTGGTGGATGTCATGAATACCTCCCGGAACGGGAATGAGAACAGGACGCCGCAACGGCAGTCAGGGCAGCGACCTATTGAGTCGCTGCGCCCAGGTAGTGCTCCGTCAACGAGTTCTACCAGTCCTCAGGGCCCAGACCAAATTTTCCGCGGCATGATAACGCGCGGATAACAATCCCCGGGAGGGGAAATGACTACTCCGTACAACCAAGGCATTTTCAGGGAAGGGATTGGGTCAACCGTCGGAGATGTCTCCGATTCCCTTGTCCCTGAGCCGCTTTCCGCGTCGATTCTCCAGGAACTGCCGAAGCACTCTTCGGCTCTTGCCTTGATGCGACGCATCCAGATGTCAACCAAGACCCAGCGTATGCCCGTCCTTGATGTGCTGCCGTTCGCCTACTGGGTCGGCGGCGATACCGGTCTCAAGCAGACGACAAACATGGAGTGGAAGAACGTCGACCTGATCGTCGAAGAACTTGCCACTATCGTCCCGATCCCCCAGGCGTACCTTGATGACGCCCAAGTCCCGATCTGGTCAGAGGTTCAGCCGCGACTGGCAGAAGCAGTGGGGCTGCTTATCGACCAGGCGATCTTCTGGGGAGTCAACAAGCCATCAACATGGGGCGCGGCGATCGTTCCCCAGGCCGCCGTCGCCGGGAATGTCGTCGCGGAAGGCACCGGCGTTGACTTCGCCCAGGATATCACTCTCCTCGGGGAGAAGATGGACCTCACCGGCTACTCGATCAACGGGTTTGTCGTCCGTCCCGGTATGCGCTGGAGGCTGACTGGTCTCCGCTCTGCCCAGGGCATCCCGATCTTCAATCAGAACTACGTGAACCCGAACCAGGCCCCTGGACCGGCCACGGCGATCTACGGCTACCCGGCATCGATGGCGGACAACGGCGCATTCGACATGTCTGTTGCCCAGCTTGTCACCGGCGACTTCTCCAAGGCGATCATCGGCATGCGTCAGGACATGACGTACAAGATGTTCGACCAGGCGGTCATTTCCGATGACACCGGCAAGGTCATCTTGAACCTCATGCAGCAGGATGCCGTGGCAATGCGGCTCGTCATGCGACTCGCCTACGCGACCGTCAACCCGGTGACCACCCTCCAGAGGGGTACCAGGACCATCACCGGTGCGGGGACGACATCCGGGTCAGCTACCGTCACGACAGCTTCGGCGCTGGCCGCCGACGTCGGCGCAGAGGTTGAGGGTCCTGGAATCCCGGCCGAAACTAGGGTTGTGTCGGCCGTTCCCGGTACGTCTCTCACCCTGTCGAACAACGCGACGGCGACCGCAGCAGTCACCGTCAAGATGAGTGAGCGCGATGCGACTCGCTTCCCCTTCGGATATATCAGTACTTAATCGACTACGGGGAGTAACTATGGCTGGTCGTCCGAAAGGCAGCGTTTATCCCTGGCTTCGGAAGTCAGACCCTAGGTACGTCGGCAAGGTTGCTCCGTACGGGACGAGAGAGTACATGAGGTGTCATGATAGATGCCGGAGGGAGAGGGGCGATGCTAGTCTACTACCCTGTGAACATTGCTGGGATTACAGGATCGGCAATACAGCCGATGAGTGGGCAAGAGTTCATTCCGAAACCGGCGAAGATCCCTGGGCCGACTTCATCGCTCTTTGTAAGTCTTGTCACAACAAGTATGACTTCACCGGACGGCCCAGAGGGCCGAACGATGGAAGGTCAAAGGTGAGGCAACTATGACTACGTTGCCGCCGCTTGCGACAGTAGATGACCTTACGGCACGGCTGGGCAGGCCGCTCAACCCGGCTGAGTCCAGCCGTGTCGGTGCCCTCATTACAGATGCATCAGGGCTGATCCGGAGGTACTGCAGGAAGGATTTCGAGTACCACGCTGATGATACCAAGACTCTCCGGGCGGACGGCGGGGTCGTGAAGCTTCCGTACCGCCCGGTAGACTCGGTTACGTCTGTCACAGCTAAGTCAGGAATCTCATACATCCCTGATATCCCAATTACCTGGTACGTATTCGACGGCATCGATGAGATTACAATTCTCGATGCCGCTATGTCTGGGATCATGAATCTCCCGGAAGTATGGTACCAGTCAGGGACGTTCGCCGGGACCTTCATAGTGAAGTACTCTCACGGGTATCATCCGGTTCGGCCGTATCCTGATGATGTGATAGGGGTATGCGCTAACTCGGTGATCTCAGTCCTTCAGGCGCCGAACCAGGCGTCCGGAGTGATCGGGGAAACGATCGGTCCGTACAGCTACCGTGTCGTTCGTTCTGGCGGAGGCGTTAAGGTTGCTCTTGACGAGAGCGACCTTGCCATCCTGGACGACTTCCGGGAGAAGTTCAGTACCATTCACGTAGGAGGTTACTGATGCTCCTCCGTGCAGGGCAGTCGGTCCAGGTGATTGAGAGAACTGTCACCGGGCAAGATGACTATGGAAATGACGTCTATAGTGATGTCACAAGGGTGATTAGGAACTGCGCTATCCTCCCAGGGAATACCTCGGAAGACATCCAGGGGACATCATCGGTGATCAGCGACGTTATCCTCCATGTCCCTCTCACTACTGACGTCGGTTCTTTCGACAGGGTGATCCTACCGGACGGGAACACATACCAGATTACCGGGCTCCCGCGTTCCTGGCAGAGCCCATTCACCGGTTCGATGTCGATGATCGAGGTCCCTCTCAAGTTTGTTTCCGGGGCTATGGACCAGTTCGGGAAGACAGGCTGATATGAGTCACTTTGAGGCTTCCTACTCAGGCATCGGGGAAATGATCCGATCTGACTATATGCTCGCCGAAATGCTACGGCGCGGGGCGAACGTTATGGCAGTAGCGATCGCCACTGCCCCTGTTGGTGATCCTCCTACGGACGATCACTCCGGTAGGTACAAGGCCAGTTTTGAACTTCACGGGGAGAACTTCGGCGGGTTCCGCCATAACCGGGCTGAGGCACTGGTAGTCAACTACGCGCCAGAGGCGTTGTATGTCGAGTACGGTAATCGGGGCAAAGAGCCTTACCATACGATGTTGAATGCTCTACTGGAAGGGGCGGACTTGTGACGGCTGAAGTTCAAACCTTGCCGAGTGTCGAGATAGCGCTTATTACCGAGCTGACCTCTCACTTCGGTGACGGCTACCGATTCGGGTCGATTCTCCCGGCTGACATTGTAGCCAAGATTTCTAGCCATATCGTAGTGTCGAGGATAAAGCGGATCTCTGGCGGGCCTAACCAGGCGACGTTTATGCTCGACCGGCCGGTCGTGGATATAGACACGTTCTATTCGGACTATGCGACAACTGACCTTGAAGCGCGGAACATCCAAGCTGCCCTCTTCAACTTGAGGGGGAAGCAGTTGATGTTCGGCGTAGTCCAGAACTGCCGGGCGATTGTCGGTCCGAGATGGCTACCTGATCCCGACCCGAAGCTATTCCGCTTTGGGGCTTCCTACCAACTCAACTTTCACGCAGGAGGCACGTCAGGATGAATGGAGCAGCATTGCCTCTGTACCGTAACAGCAACTCAAGAAAGGAACCGAAATGGTTGCCGCAGATATCAGAAACTCTAACCTGACCTACGCCGCCGGTGATGTCGTCGGCTACGTGTCTCCTCTCGGGGTAACTCCCCCGGTCGATGCTGATGTGGCTCTTGCCACTCCTCCGTGGTATTGCCTCGGATGGATCGAGACGGCCGGTGTCACCTACAAGCCGACCAAGTCCTTGAAGGAAGTGACAGCGGCCGGGTCCCTATCGTCAATCAGGACGGTCGTAACGTCCGAGATCAAGACCATGTCGGCCTTGTTCCTGGAGAAGCTCAACCCCTGGGTCCTCGCCCTGTTCGATGACGTTCCGATCGGCTCTCTCGCGCCGGGACGTACCGACTCATCCGGGACCACCACTACATCGGCAAGCACCACGGTCGGTGACACCAACGCTGTCGCCGGTGATGCCGGCAAGCCGGTCTCCGGCACTGGTATTCCGGTCGGCGCAACCATCGTGACAGTGACCCCCGGGACTGGCTTTACGATTTCTGCGGCGGCGACAGCGACCGGGACTCCTACGCTCACAATCGGGGAAGG